TTACTTCTATCCTCAAGTGTTCTATTGGTTTGTAATCTCCAAGCATAAGAACCACTAACATAATTATAAAATTCTAAACTGTTGTCACCAGTAGAACTTAATTCAGCACCACCAAAATTACTTCCTGCACTACCAGCCGAAAATATCATTCTTCTACCATTGGAGGTATCAATACCTAATTTAATCCAACAACTAAATGTCCAAGTTTCTTCTGTACCAGCACCTGAAAAAGTCTTACCAAGTTTAGGGTCATCTGGACTATTAAATATAACACTATTAGCAATCGTCCCACTATCAGTAAAAGGCACGAACCTACCTACCCTTTGACCTGCTCCGTTGCCTTCATAAATTATTGGAAAGAAATGTTCTTCGCCATTTGGTATTGTTGGTGCTGCCATATTAACTCCCTAAATTCTTTGTACAAATTGCTAAAAAACCATCTGGCACAGTATAAAAAAAATTACCAATTTCATTTGCATCTGTATTACCTTGAGCTGTTTTAGCTCCAGCAAAAGTTCCGTCTTGACCAAAGTTATATGTAGCTGTGCCAGAACTACTATTTCTTGATGCCATTACTAAATCTTCTCCACTAAATCCAGTTATAACAACTCCACTACTTAAAGCATTACTACTTAATGTTCCAACATACCATCCAGAATCATCTCGTAAAAATACTTGTCCTGTTGAAGCATCTAATCCCACACCTATAACATCACCAGCAGCAGGTTTACTTATTACACCTTGAACATTAGTAGTATTTTGATAACTACCAGTGTTGTAAAAAGCTACAGAACCAACATCTTGACCAATGACTGTAGAACCAGGAGTTATTATTGATGAAAGCATCCAACCAGTAGAAAAATAATCACCAGTCAAACTACCTACTACTTCATAATACCATTTACCAGTTGACCCACCTTGAATATGAACTGTGCCTCTTATTGCTGCACCAGTAAAATTAGAAGTTGAATCAATAGTTAAATTACCTTGAGTAAAAGTACAAGGAACATTCTCTATTGAATTCATTACACAAAAATTATTTGTTGGTGAGTCAAGAACTTGGTCATGTGCTGCAAGTCCATTTGCTGTAAAATCATTACCATTTCCTGATTCATCATCTCCTAAATCTGAACTATCTCTACCATCAATTTTATATCCATTAGTTCCATAGCTGCCATTATATTCTTTGGGTATCCACAAACCATTACTTGTTGTTTCGCCAAAAAATTCTGGTCCATAACTAATACCATCTAAGAAATGTATTTCTGCCATATAGCCATCAAAATAATTACTGCCATTAACTATTCTACCAATATAATTTTCTAATGTAGATGTATAGATGTTTGCAGATGCATTTAAAGAAGGATAACTTGCTGCACTAAAACTTGTTTCTCTTTGTCCATTTACATATAATCTTACTCTTTCAGAAGATACTGCTTGAGTAGAATCAACAGATAAAACAATATGATACCAAGCTGATGGGTCACGGAACACTCTGTTTGTATTTAAAGCTGTTGTGCCAAATAGATATACTCTTATAGTATCATCAGCTTCAAACTCTAAAGGAACATCTTGTCTAAACGATAACAAAATTTGTCTGCTTGTTATGTTACCTCGTTTAACCCAAAAACTAAAAGTAAACTTTTGCTTATCTCCAGCTCCACTCCAAGTTTTACTTAAATATGCAGAATCATCATCATTAAACCTAATGGATTGGTCTATTGTGTAACCAGTTGCACTTTGGCTGTTACTTGGAATTATTAAAGGCATTTAGAAGTCCTCCAGCTTTGGAAACTCCCCTAAAGGTCTTGTCATTACAGGTTTTGATTCTGTACCTGTGTTGGTGTAAGTATATAAAGTTTCTAAAACTCTTACATCTTTTGTTGCTTTTATTCTTGTTACCATATCATTAGATTTTGCTCGCACCGCAGTTCTAAATTTAGAAATATTGTCAGGTACTGAATAATCTGAAACCTCACTTGCTTTTATAACCATCCAATCTGTTGGCTTTAATATTTGAAAAGCTTGATTATTAACTTCATTAACTTTTTTAGTTTTTAATCCCTCAACAGTTACACCATCAACTGTTTTATCTTCCATTTCATGGTCTTCTGCTGTCTTCCAAACTTTTTTTACCACTTTGTTTGTTGCATCAAATTGAAAAGACTCCCCTCGGTTTTTGTAGAATATAGGATCTTTATAATTTGTATTGTCATCTTGTACAGGATACAAACCTATAGCTTCCTTTTCTGCATTACTCCAGCTTGTAAAAATATTAGAGGGATGTTTTATGTCATTATGTTCAAAAGCTTGATTGCCGTTGAAAATTTTAATAACCTGATTTGCTTTTACTAACGCCCACATAATTTCTCCTAACTCAATGTTAATGCAAGGTTTCTTCCAACCTCAACAAATTTTGCACCATTATAATAAAAAACAAAAAAATCACCTAACGAAGCAGTTGTCGTTAAGGTTGGAGCTGTGTCCGATGCAAATTCATAGTTTGATGCAAAAGATAAAGTTCTCGATCCAGTACCATCTTGGACTATTAAAAGGCTTACAAATTGACCTGTGACACCATTCGTTGCGTTATTTAATGTTCTGTTACCTGCTAATGTAACTTTGGCAACTGGCTTCGCTTGTAAATCCCAATCTATATTTGTACCATCCGTCAATGTCTGTTCAGGAATATACGCAGCATCATTAAATTTAAAACGACCAGAACCTTTAGCAGTAAAAGCTAAACCAACATTTGTATCTCCACCTGTAACTGCAAGTCCTACATCATTTCCTGTAGCTGCATTTGTTATCTCAAGCTCATTAACAGCACTGCCTGTTTCTTGAAAAATTATTTGTTCATTTCCATTTGAATCAGCAATAAAACCAGCATCAGCAATTCTTGGTTTTGTCAAAGTCACTGCACTAACTGTGCCTCCTGCAATTGTTGCTGAGTTGGCAATAGCACCTGTAGTAGTTGCACCATTGATAGTTGGACTGGTCAATGTTTTATTTGTAAGTGTGTCGGTAGAGGATGTATTAATTATTCCTGTATCAACAACATTTGTGCCATCAGCAAATAATACTCTAACTGATTTATCAGCAGCAACAAAAGTATATCCTGTACCACTAGCTGTTTTGAACTGTACTGTATGAGCACCTGAAGTGCCATTTGAAACGATGTAAACTTTTTCTATGCTATCAGGAACAGTAACAATTCTATTTCCTGTAATTGTTCCTGTTAGTTTAAGCACCATGTTTCGAGCATTAGACGCTGAACCATCTGACATTGCTAATGCAGTAGTTCCTGCACCACCAGCAATAGATACTTCTTCGTATCCACCAACGGCTTGTTCTACTAACTCTAAATTTGTATTTGTTTTTGTACCCCAAGTACCAGCGTTTTCACCAGTTGCTTGTAATTCTAATTTTAAACTTGTTGAGAATGTTGAAGCCATACTATTCCTTTATATTAATTCACATTATAAATCATTTATGCTGCTCTATCAACCTCTGTCCATACAACAGAGGTGCCTACATCAACCTCTGCCCAATTTATTAAATTGATAGACCCAAGTGAAGCAGTTATATCAAAACCTGTAATTGCAATTTCAACATCTGCAAAAGTAGTTACAGAACCTAACGCAGAGGTTATAGCAACTCCACTAGGTGACTCAATGCTGTCGTTGAAAAAGTTTATTGACCCTAGAGTCATTGTTGAACTCAACCCACTTGGCTGAGCTACAAAATCTGTAAAACCTACTGCTGTTCCTAAAGATGAAGTTAAAGCTATTCCTGTGGCTTCGCCAACTGTCGTTTGTGTAAAACCACCTAAAGATAAAGTTAGAGAAAAACCAGTAAGGGATACAATTTGATCACCCTGTTGACCCCAAAGTCCTTCACCCCAAGTAAGTTGTCCCCATCCGTTGGACATACTCTACTCTATGTAACTCTTAGTATAGCTGCACTTGCACTAAAAGCAGGAAACTGAATGGTAAATGTTCCTGATGTTGCTGTTTTATCGCCTCCAAAATCTAATACGCAAACAGCAGGATCACCTGATGCTGTGTCGTTATAAATTAAAGCACCTCTTGCAGTTAAAGTAACTCCAGTAAACGATCTATCAGCAAAATCAACAAGTGCCGTGTTTGTTGATAATGATGTCCCACCATTAACAAGAGCACCACCACCACTTGTATATTGACCTGAATTAGATACTTGTGCATCCGTGGTAAAACTTGTAGTGGATTTACCTAAAACAGCACTGTTTGTATACAGTGATAACTTGAATGAGTTACCACCAGTTTGTTTAAAATTATGTGTTCCTTCAAAAAGTTCTTTTTTAAAAGAATTACAAATTACACTAGTTGTTATTGCCATATTTACTCCATTTTTTAAGGCGAGGGTGATTGAATTTGTACTCTAGGCACTCCTTCTTCATACTGCCCTCTTCTTCTTTGTCCCATTTGTTGTAGTCCAAACGCTTGAACTTCTTCATTATACTTGTCTAAATACACTTTGTACATATCCATCGGACCTTTTAGATAAGAAAAACATTCAGTTAAAACACCATACAATAAAACATTTTCATAGTAAGTCGATAAATAAGTTGAATTTGATGAAGTAAAATGAGGAGGATCAATAATGTAATTAATTTGAATTGTAAAAGCAGCATTCGGAACAGGTGCAATTGCAATGTTTTGATCATCCCAATTTGCATAATATTTAGGCACTCCTGTAGTATCACTACTGTTATATTCAGATATAAAACTTGTATCTCTTTTTTCTAAAAAGTCTCTTACTCCTGAGTTTGTAATTTGTACAGAACGCAAATAAATTAAATCCGAAGGCATACTCAGATATCTTTGTGATGCAATAGTTGAAGTCGTTGCATATTTTCTTAAGTCATCATAGTCAACCTTACCAGCAACATCTAATTCGACATTTCTAATAAATTGATCTATTAAAGTGTCCGATAATACATTACTATCTACCTCTGTATAGTTTCTTACTTGTGTTAAAAAATCTGAATGTGTAATTGCCATAATCTATCCTGATATATTTATTGATCCACCCATACCTGAATGAATGCTACAATAATAATATAATGTGCTTGGTGCGTCACTAGCTACAGTGATTTGTGTATACTCTGATGTAGTGGATACACCTGTTGTATAAGCAGTTCCTGAATGATGTGTACCATCGCTAGTCTCACTTATGCGTAAAGGATGAGCACTTGCACTTTCTGGCTGTGAAAATCTATAAGTATTTCCTCTTACAAAGTTAGGGGTTGCTTGTCTTACACCATCAATAAAATATTTGTTTCCATCAGCCGTGCTTACAACAGTGACAGCTAGTATTGTTACAGCAATTGCATCAACTGTTATTTTACCAACTTCGGCTGTTAACTGTCTTTTTCTATTTTCTTCTGAACCATCATCAGGAACCATACTTCCGTAAGTTGGATTGGCGTCTGTAGATGTCAAAGAGACTGAACCATCCGTTCTAAATGCAAAATCACCTGGTAAAGTTAAATTAACAACTGCTTGACCTCCTCCTCCTGAATCAGTTTTTGTTTGATCTGTTGTTGAATCATTTATAAAAGGTTGTATTGGTTGTTGAAATTTTTGACTTTTAGCGTTAGCTAAAGCTATGGGATCAGCAGTAATATGTTTTCTTCTTATCTGAGGATGTTTTGCTTCATACTCTGACTTGTGAACAAGTGAACCATTCCATTCTCTTACCATTTCATTATAAGGAAATGCCATACCAGAGCGATCCGAAATTGCTTTTGCATATTTACCTCTTGCGTATGCCATTAATATACTCCTGTAAACCTTTTACCACGAATAGCTGCTTTACCACCCTTACTCATTTTAACAGCTCCTCCTTTTTTTGCAGTCGTTAAAGGTGTTCCGTAAGAAGCGTATGGATTCACAAAAGGTTTTGGTTGGGTTGTATTTGAGCTACCAAACCCCATACTAGAATAAATGTTTTGAGCATTAACTTGATTAGAAGAAGGTTGATTCAATTGAGAAAAAAACCTATTTTCATGTCTTCTTTGAAGTCTTTGGATTTCATTAAATTTTTTATCATAGTCAGTGTCCCCTGTTTTTTGTGCTCTTGTCGTAGTTTCTGTGTACTTTTCTTGACCTATAGGTCGATATTGACCTTTGTTAGTTGGGTCTGAAAAATATCTGCCTTGATATAAATCCCCCTGTACCTCTCTTGAACCTTCTGGTAATTTGTAAACAGTTTCTATTTTTGTAGTTGTAGGTCCTGGACCAACTCCTGAAGTTTGAACATACTCATATTTTGGTCTTGTTCTCTGTCTAGATTCGGTAATTGTTAAGCCTGCTAATTCTTTTTCTGCTTCACTTATTTCAGATGATAAGTCTCTATAATAACCAGTAGTTGACGGAGCTTTTGTTTTGTCAAGGGAATAATAAGTATATGTAGGTTTGAACTTTTGTCCTAAACTGCTTTTTACTTGTTTAAATTGTGTGTCTGTTGGTTTTGAATACTCTTTTTCTATTGATGCAATATAAGCATCTCTTTGATTTTTAGGCATGTTCATGGTGGCTGCATATTGAATGTTAGCTCTTTTATCAAAAGTTTGTTGCTCACCACTATCTAACCTATCTCTATAATTTTTAATTGTTGTAAACAATTCAGGTTTTGATTGTTCAAGTGCTGAGAGATAACCCCCTGTAGCTTTTTTATATAACTTCATACCTTTCATTAAAAAACGCCTTTAAATTTATTTCCTCGTATTGCAATACCTCCTGTTTTAGCTAATCCCAATTCTTTATAAATATCTTGAGCAACAGTCGGTTTGTTTTTTCTAGTTGCTGCAACTTGATAAACAGGTCTATATTTGCCTTCCAAACTTTTATTAATATCACCAAATGTCTCTTGTGTTGGTGCTGAATATTTTGTAGTCATTTCAGAAACAAAAGCTTTTTGTTGTTCTTCAGGCATGTTTCTATAAGCTGCAATTTGTTGTCCTGCTCTTTTTTTAAAAGTATCTTGTTTTCCTGGATCTTTTATATTAGATAACATGGCACTGTAAGATTTAGCCAACACAGGACTTACACCTTTTATAAACTCTAAATTTGCATCTCCACCTGTTTTTAATCGTAATCCTTTCATTTTTTTCTCCTTATAATCTAGTTGGATAATATGATTGTGGTGTTATATATACTGATGTTCTTTGCCCATCCTCCACAAGTGCTCTTTGTAATTCATCTTCATAAATAAGTTTATTTTGTTGAACTACTTGTGGGTTATATTTCATAGACAGATAATAAGCTAGTCCAGCAACCATGCATGGAATAAATCTAAATACCACATCAGCAGTATTTGTGTATGCTCCAGAGTCTTCAATTCTTTTTAAATAATAATATTTTAAATATGTATATGTTGAAGCATTTGGCGTTTGATACAAAGTGATTTGTGGAGTAGTTTGTCTATCAACATAATATTGTGAAGGTTGCCCTCTAGATCCTTTGTTTGGAAGAGCAGCATATTCACTTCTTGATATTTTAGTTATTGAAACATCGTTAGTTGAAGAGGTAGTTCCTGTTGTTGTGCTGATGTATGCCTCTAGTATGTCGTTTGCATTTGTTGGTGCTGTATAAGTTGAAGTGCCTGCTGTCAACAACTGCTCTTTTAATTCAACCTTCCATAGGTGAACACCTCTATTACCCCACTCACTAAATAAGATATTAAGACTGCGTCTTGCTGATTTTAAATCATACCCACTATTAGTTCGTTTACCACATCTTTCGTAGGCTTCCTGAATAATATCGTCTATATTAAGGTCAAAAGTAGCTGAATCTGAAGTTGCCATACATTCCCCTAGCTTCTGTGAATTTTAGTTGGGTCTTTTACACCTTGAAGTGCCATACCACCAAATTTCTTTTTTTTAAGACTTTTTTGTTCAATAACATAGTCATCTAGTTTTTTACCACCTTTTTCACCAGTGATATCAACACCTGCGTCTTCTAATTCTTTTTTAAATCTTCTTTCATTTTTAATTTCTTTATATTTAGTAGCTAGTTTTTTACCGATTTTTTTTGCACCTTTTACGACTAATGGAGCTGCTCGTAATAAACCACCAAGATAAGCCTGATTACTCATAGCCTCTTCAATAGCTTTTCCTCTTTTTTCTTCATAACTTGTCAATATACCATCTTTGTCAAGATCGGCTTTATTTGGATTTTTAAGTGAATTTTTCATAATTAAAGTATATCCTTATAATAGTTCTTTGCAAACCCTCCCTTTGCAAAATCAAAGTTACCTTCAATACTTAGTTGCCTTGAAATTTTTCCTGTCTTGTTATCTTTAGCAATCTGCCCTCGTACTCTACCATATTTTCCTCCAATTTTACCAACAACTCCTTTAGTTTGTTTTTTGTCTTCATAAAAAGGTGTTTTAACATCCGTATATTCTTTAAACAGTTCAACAGAAACATCAGGTAATTTTTCATTTGTTTTTTTAAGTTCGACAGCAGGTCGCTTATAACTACGCTTTACATCTCCTAAATTAATTTCACTAAAATCAAATTTAGGTTTCAAAGAGAATTTTTTTCTTGGTTTAACTATAAATTTACCATTATCCGCAAAGGTTTTTACATTTGTAGGTTTACCACCTACACCTTGAGCTTTTGCTCTTTTTCTTTTTACTGCACTTTTTCTTTGTGATTCTGACATTCTTCGTGCCTTTGCTAAAGGAACACACTTAGGGTATTTTCTTTTTTTATCAGTTTTAAGTTTACTTCGACCACATTTAGAATATGATCCATCAGCTTTCTTGGAGCCTATATCAACCCAATTTTGTGAGAACCACTTTTTTAAACCCATTACATTAAATCTTTATAATAATTTGAAGCAGAAGGATTTGTTATCGTGTCACCATCAACATCCACACTCACTGGTGAACCCATGACAGCGTGTCCTCCAACATTAAATTCATAATTTGTTTCAGCAAAAATTCCTTTATTGGCAGGTTTAGGTCCTTTAAAATCTTTTCGCTTTACACCACTTGGATCTTTAATTTTACCTGCACAAATTTTGGATGCATAAGCATTTGCATATGCACTTGGATAAACCTTAAATTTTCTTTTTGCAGCAGCTTTGCCTCTAGCACATAGTTTTGTCATATTTATACCCCCATCTATTTTCAGATAAATCCCAAACTTGTTTTGTTTCTTTTGGTATTTTAATTACGAAATTGCTAAACTTAATTATATTTTTGGTTACTTGCATCTATAAAACTCCTTATAATATCAATTTTATGTTCATTACTTGATACAATATCTACTTGTTTATCTATTTCATCTATTATATTAGGATGTTCACCTATTCCAACAGCGTTTTCTAGATAAATTTTTATGGTTGCATTTGCCTTTTCAATATTTGCTTCATAAACTTTTACCAAAGCATTTATTATATCATCTTTCATTATGTTATCACTTTTTTTTTATTCTTTCTAGTCTTTGCAAACTTGCGTTTCTGTCGAGTTTTCTCAATTTGTTGTTTCATTTGGCTTCTACCTATGACCATGGAAAATACCTCGTCTTTCCTTTAGCATCTTTATAAGCCTTTAAAAATTGTTTGCGACAATCATCGGTATATGATACATGCACCCATCCGCTATTTGGACCTTCTGATTCTTTATAAAATTCTAATATCAGCTGATCATATTTAATATTGTTATGAATCCAACTCGCAAGAATTTTATTATCTAAACCAAATATTTCAATGTCTGCAGCCTCACCTTTACAGTGTTGGGATTTACCTGAAGAACCTATAGCTTCACTCAATCGAGCTGACCTAAATCCTGAAGATATAATAACTGGTTTTTCAAATTTATTGCGAATTGGCTGAAGAACATTTTCGCAAAGTTTTGTTAATGCTAAAACTTGCATCTGATTTGGTTTATTGTCAAACCCTAGCCGAGTTGATGTTTGTGACTTTGTTAGTTCTGCCAGAGAAAAGTTTTCTGTTAAATTCATATAATTTATTGATTGGATAAGAAATTATTGCCCAAACACCCCATATTGAAAAGAAAAATAAAAAACCTATGAATAAAATTAAAGTTACTAAAACATCCAAGATATCACTAATAAACCACATAATACAATCACTATAAGATCTTTATTAGTAACATACAAGTCTTTTATCATATCTTTATAAAATTTAATTTTTTCTAACATCTCCATCTCCTCCTTGCTTGGCAAATTCGTTTGTTAGGTGTTTTTCTACAGTTTACATTGTGCATCTTCATTTGTCCACGACTCCTAGCACAATAAGATTTTCTTCGTTTAGATCTAGATTTACTCGGTTTTTTTTCTGTTACAGCAGTTTGTAGTTTTGAACCAGGATTTTTACGCCTGTAAGCTTTCACTCCTGCTTCGGTCATTCCAGCTCCAGATTTAGTAGGTCTATAATTTTTTTTATTACGAGCAGGCATACCTCCTGCTTTAAGACCTAATAAATCCAAAACATAATTATCCATAGTAAACTGTTGCACTTCCTGCAGAACCTGCAGGAATATCAATATAAGCTCCTGCATTAAACAAAATACCATCGTCAGGAATGTAAGGCTCTATATAATCTTTAGTTGTTGTAGCAACTAAAAAAGAAAATAAAGTTGTTCCTGATGGAGAAGTATTTTTAAATGCAATAGTGTCAATAGTTCCACCTGTAGTAATCTGCATTCCTTTTACTCTCGTTCTACCAGCAAAAATTACTCCTGTCACATGATTTGAGTGACCTATAGAAGTATTAGTTGAAACAGATCCATTAGTTGCTACTTGACTTACTGACTTATAAAACAAAGTAGTAAAAACAGTGGTAGAATTTGGTCCTGCTATAACTTCACTTTGTGCATCTCCATTAACATCTGTGCCTGTTACAGTAAAATTTACTCCAGATATATTACCACTAGATGTAAATGATACTTTTGGAGCAGTATTATCATTTGCATAAGTACCATTTGTTGAAGCTGAAGTAAGGGTAAAATTAGCAGCTCCTGATACTGTCTGAGCGACCCCCAATGCCGTGGTGGAAGCTGCTACAGGTACAAAAGTTTTGACTTGTAATTGTAAACCCATGATAACTCCTATCTGTCTGAAGCAGCAAACATATAATCAATTGATGTAACTTTAGTTCCAGTAGCATTACCTGATAAAGACATTGCAGCTACTGTTAAAATTTCATCAGTTGGAATATTATCTGTATGTGTTGCAACTAATTTTCTATTTACAAAAAAGTCAACTTTTCCTGTGCTCTGACAACGAATACTTAATGTAACATCAGTATCGTTTGTCATATCAATACCAGAATCTGTTGAAGTTTCTGTACCATCTTTTTCTGTTTTACAAAGAATTGATGCATCACCATCGTCTTTTTGAAATACAATTCTGTCCGTTGCTGTAAGCATAGCTTCAGGATTGGTTGCAAAATTAATAGTAAAACCAAAACATAGATCGGTGTCAGTTACATCAGATGTTCTAACTTTAGTTTCAAACCAAAGATCTTTGTTAGCTTGTACTTGAAAAATTTCATTTTTCTGAATCGAAGCACCATCGTTATCTGTGGTTGCTGTTGAATTAAGATTGACTAAACCATTAAGTTGATCCGCTGCAATAGCTACAGATGCACCTGAGTCTTTTACGACAGTCCATCTGTGACCTGTATTAGAATCAAATCCAATTCTATCGAAATCATCAAAATAAACTACATAATCTGGGTTTTTATCAATCGGTAAGTTTTCAAACCATTTCTTTTCATTATTTTTTCCTGCGAAAAGAATAGGTCCTGTAAAATGTACTCCTGCCATTTTTTCTCCTAGTTAAAAGATATAGTCCTCTAGGGTGTCTGCCAAGCCAGTCTATATCCAGTTTATATTGTCTTGGTTATTTAATTGTACTCTTAATAAAAAAAAAGTAAATATTGTGTTGACATCACATCTAAAATATGTATAAATAAGATAATAAGGAGAAAAAAATGAAACAAATTAAAGAAATAATATTAAATAAGACTATCGCAGTTGAAGAAAATCGTGAGTTCAAAAGAGGTTTAGACAGACTTAATAAAAAGTTAAAAAAATTAAATCTACCTGAAACAGAAATAATTAGTAAAGAATATAAATTAACTGTGCATGAAGATTCAAGAGGAAGAAGAGAAATTTGTGAATTTCATTATAAAATTAAAACACAAACTCAAATTAATCCTGATTATGAATTATTAGGTGTTGTTGAAAAAGTTGGTAAAGATATTTGGGTACAAAGAAGTTTTCAAGAAGATGTAGGTGATTTAACCCCAAACCATAAATTAACTTGTAGTCATTGTAATAAAAAAAGATTAAGAAAAAGATATTTTGTTTTTAAGAAAAACAATGAATTAGTTTATATTGGTTCTGATTGTCAAGATCATTACATAAGTTTTGATCCAAGTTTTTTTAATTTTTGGGATACTGATTCTCCTAACATTGAAGTAGGTGGTTCAGGAAGTGATTTTACTTTTCCATTAAATAGATTTTTAAATATCGTTAGAAAGATTGTAAAAGAAGATGGTGAATATATCTCAGTAGCTAAATCAGTAAGTATGTATCAATTAATGAATGAAGATGCTACCAATGATGAAATAAATGCTCTTGGAGATAAATTTGCAACCAAAAAAAAGGTTGACGATTTTATTGCTCGTTCTTCTTTTGAAGAACTTTCTAAGATTTCTAATAATGATAAAGAAATTAATGAAATTATTACTACTGTTAAAAATGATTTATCTGATGCTAAATCTGATTATGAAATTAATCTTAAAAATGGTTTATCAACTGAATATGTTGTTGCTAAATCAAGAGGGATAGTAGCGAGTGTATTTGCTTATTTAGATAATAAAAAAAGAAAAGAAGAATTAGACAGAATTAAAGCTGAAAAAGAAGCACAAAAAGATAGTTTAAAGCATATTGGGACTGTTGGGGAAAAGCATGTTCTTGATGTTAAACTTGTAGATAGAAGATGGATAGATAATCCATTTGGTGGTTCATATTTGTGGACACTAACTACTAAAGATAATCAAATTATTAAGTCATTTAGTAATTCTTCGATATTTGATTTTTTCTACAATGATGAAAAAGAAATAATTAAAGACAAATTTATTAAGTTTAATGCAATAATAAAAAAACATGGCGAATACAATGGATTTAAAGAAACTTTAATAAAGGTTTCTAGTAGGAAACCTATTTAGGAGAAAAAATGGAAATAGTCTTAATTTATATGATCTTAGGTTTAGCTGTTTATTTTTGGGAGGGTAAACAAAAATGACAAAAAAATATATACACATAAATCAACATAAAATAAGAAGTAATTTAAAAAATAATTTAAATGAACCTGTAATAACAGTCAAAACAAGTAAACAAAATATCTACGGACACGAAGTAACTATCCTCGGTGAATCAAAAGTATTATATGGAGGGAATAACAAACCAATATTAAGTTGTGGAGCTAGAGTAGTTATAGAAACACATAGCGATGTTTTAGTAGATGGAAAAAAAATTTGAACCATTTACAATCCTAAATCGTTTAATAAGTAGATAATGTGTTGACATCACATCTAAAATACTATATAAATAAGATAATATTAATTTAACGGAGAAAAAAAAATGAAAACAAAAACTGAACTATTTGAACAATTTGATAAAGATATTTTAGATTTTTATAAAGGAATGGTCATTTCTTTAAAAGAAAATCATAATCAAACACCTGACAACCAAAGCGAAGACTGTATGTCCATTGAAGATTATACAGTAAGAGCTATTTGGCTAAATAAGGCATGTGGAATAAGCAAATGTTTTGAGGAACATTATACTGTTATAAAAGAAAAGTTTTATCAATATGGATTAAAATTAATAAAAGCTAATTGATCGTACTAATAAAAAAGGGGACTTTCGTCCCCTTTTTTTTACGAAGAAAAAAAAATTTAAGCTGCACCAGGTGAGCCAAAAATTCCTCTTGGATCAGAGAATCCAAAAGAGTATCTCTCTCTCGCCTTAAACCTAACATTACCAGTATCAAAGTCTCCTTCAATAGCAGTTTTGATAGGACTTCTAACGAATTGTTTCATTCCGTTAGGTGCATCCGTCATAATAAAGAAAGCATCAGTATCTGTCAAATAATGATTTACTCTATAGCCTTGTGGCATCATGCCCATAGAAGCCATAGCATTAATGTCATTATCAGCAGTGCCAACTCTCTGAGGTGATCTTAAAATTCTTTCAGCAGTAAACTGAAGTTCTTTTGGAATAATCAGTTTAACACCCTGCATCGCAATTTTTAGACCTCTCTCATCAACAAATGCAGCAATGTCAATTAGAGATTGCTCCAATGAAGTTTCTGATAAATCTGCCGCAGTCGATAATTCGTTTGCGAATGTACCACCAGTAGCGATTGGATGAGCTGTTGAACAAAGTTCTACACCATCACCACCAGCAAAGCTTGAATTAAATGCATTGTTAAGTACATTTGCAGCTTTCACTTGTTTAGTGTTTGCCATAGAACGAGCCAAAGCTCTTGTGTATCTTGCAGCTAATCTATCATAAAGATTATCTTCAATTGCTTCCTCAGTGATAGCAAACGCCATAGCGATTGTTTCGTGAGTGTATCTCGCAGTGAAAGATTCTGTAGCTTGGTCAAAAGTGACTGCACTACCTTCTTCTTTTACTGGAGCACTACCGAAACCACTAAGCATTACTTCTTCTTCGAAAGCTCTATCAGATGCTTCAGATGTAAAGACTTCTGCGTGTTCGTTTTCATAACGATTGTATTCTAAGCCAAAGAGAGCATTTAAACCAGGCTCTAGCTCTTTGACCAATTGTGATCTTGAAATAGCCATAATAAATCTCCCTTATACGCCTGTATCCCCTGCAGCAGCAGGTGGATTCAGAAAATGGTTTTGTATACGAACAATAATGTTTGCGTTTGCAGCACTAGTGTCCTCGTTGTTAACATCTTGGCATATATCTACAGCTTGCAATGGAATTGCATTTGTAGAATCTGCTGTGCTTGTATCTAATTGCACTTTAGATATACCTGTTGTTGTATTACCAGTTACATTTGTTGTTTTATAACCAATAAACAGACCTGCTCTTGTAAAAGCGTCATCTGAATCAACTAAAAACAATGTATTTGGGTCATCGATTACATTTGCAACAATATCACTGGCAACAATATTACCAGGATAATAATTACTAAATGTAGGTTTCTTCGTGGTTGGATCCGTATAGAAAACACCATTGAAAACTCCTATGGGTTTTACAGCACCACTACTTGCTGTAACATCGTATCTCTCGATATTACCAGCAGCTACTGGAACAACCAAGTCTCCTTGGAAAATTGCTGTACCATAATTGCTTGCAATAGTATACCTATTTTGGGCGTTATTCCACGGAGCACCATTGAGCGATTTATAAGGTCTAAGACCAAACTTTTCACTTACATTAGCCATAATAAGTTTCTCCTTTTAATTAGGCATTAATATTAAACAATTACTAACAGCGATGGCTTTAATCAAAAAACTATGATTTACGACCACCACCAAAAGTTACACGAGATTGTCTGTTAATATTAACAGGCATCTCTGGTCGTTGTTCCCTTAAAATATCGTTGTCAACGGCTTTAACTTGATCAGCAGTAACATTTTTAAAATACTGCTTGCGTTGTTCGACTATTTCTTCAGGTATTCTTGCCAACACAAGACCACCAACCCCAATTAACCCCTGATACTGTCCCTTACGGATTACTGGATAATCATGATCACCAAGATTGTTTTTAATTTCTTCAGATCTCACAAATTCCCATCCTTCTCTGAGTTTTTTAGATACATTACCTGTATCTTCTTGACCCATGAATTCAGTTCTTATCCATCTATGTACATATCCTTTAGGTGCAGGAGGTGCATCTAGACTTGATGGAGGAGTCCAAGGTTTGTTTCTGACGCTTTTTGTTTCACTTGAACTGCGTGAGGTTCTTTTAATAGTTTCATTCATAATTTTACTCCTTCACGAATTTTGCGTATTCTTCTAGTGGCACTCCTAATTTTTTGGCTATAGCCACCTGTGATCGAGTGAGTGTCACAGTCTTGCGACCTAACTGTTTTCTTCCAGCAGAAGCTACAGTTTGTATCGGTTTGTTATCATTCATAAACTTTTGAGGAAAGTATCCCCTCATTTGTTTATCTACTTCATTGTAATACTCATCAGACTCAAGGTCAAACCCTTGCTCAACTAAGTCTGCGTGAACACCAAATGCAGCGTTTGTCATTGCTTTGTCCTGACCAAACCAAGTGTTTTTTGTTGCCCAAGCTTTAGCTCTAGGACTAGCTTGTGGTTTTTCAACAGGTTTTTGTTCAGGTTGTTGAACTTTTTGCTCAACAGTTTGTTCTTTTTTTTGTTCTATTTCTTGTTTTCTTTGTTCTTGAAGTATTCGTGCTTTTTCTTTCTCAACAGACAACTGAGTTAATTTATCATTTGCCTCCATGATTGCCTTTGAATCGTTAGCTTCAATAGCAACTTGTAAATTATGTTTTACTTGTTCTCTTTGAGCATCAATCCTAGCATCAAATTCTTTTGCATAATTATCATCAATTACAGATGATCTTTTTTCAACATCAGAATATTTTTTTTGTAAACCTTTCGCATAATCAAGAGCAGCCTTTTCCCTTCTTTCCGACTCTCTAAACTTTCGAGTTAGTTGATCAATTCTTTTTTGAACATTTTCAGTGACTTGATTAAGATTCTCCTGTTCAGGTTTTTCTTCTGTTTCAGTTTCGTTATCTGTTTTTTCTTTTTCTTTATCGACTACTTTTGATTTAGTGCTTGCTTTTATAGGGTCACTATACCCCAAATCAACTTCACCTATTTCAGGTTTAGTATCTATTTTTTCTTTTTCTTCAATTGCAATATCTGTTTCGTTAACATCATCTGTGTCAAGTTCAACTTTATCGGTTTCAGTCATAATTACTCCTAGAATAATGCGAGGATGTCCTCTGGTTTATTTATTGTTCCAATGATTTCATCATCGTTCAAAATACGATGTTCACCATATTTCGTTTTAAATCGAGCTCCAGTATATCGTCCATAAACGACAAACTGTCCCTCTTTACACCAAGCTCCTGTAGGAAATTTATTTTTATCCTTGTAACAAAGATCTCCCATCTTAACAACAAAACCTACAACAGTGGTAAGTTGTTGAGTTTCAAGTGTCTTCTCTGTTAAATAAAGACCACCTTTAGTTTTTTCTTTTGGTTGATAAGGTCTAACTAAAAGTCTATAGCCTACTGGTTTGGGTAATACTTTAAGATATTGTTCCACTTCTTTTGCACCTTTTGGAACTAAAGGTTCGTCCTCATCATTCGTTGGAACGACAAGTTTTTTTTCAGGTTTGATCAATGTCATCAACATCATCCTCTCTATTTTGCAGGTCTTTAAGATCCTGAAGCACAGCTTCTAAAGCTGCGAGCTTGCCCTTAGCATAATGTAGATTCTCTAGTTTGTCTATACCATAGCATATATGATCTTTAGTCTTATCAATTTCTTTTCTAATATAATGTCGAATTGTTTGTATTGTTTCTATATCAAGCATGTCTTAAATGTGACTTAGGTCCTAATTTTTTTCTATGTCTTACACCAACTTTATTATACCTTCTTTTTGTTTTTTTGGTAAAGGTTATTACTTGTTTGTGGAGTCTCTTTGGCATATCTTTCTACTAATACAGGATTTTTTACCACAGGTGATTTATATTCTCTAGTTCTTTTTTTAGGAAATTTGTAATCATCTCTTCTTTTATGGCGTATAACTATTGCCTTTTCCTCTCCAGTCACGCTTATCTCCCCTAGGTACTTGTATTTGTTTTTCACACGCAAAATCACTGTGTGTATTTATAACCATCTCTTCCTTATCAGTACAAACATAAAAACATTTTACGGAATCTTCGCCTAAAAAAGGCTCAACTCTTTTTTCTTTTGTTAAACGACATGTCACAAAATATTGATTTCTTTCATCATACAACTGACCTTTTCCTGACCATTTGTAATTTTTTGTAAAAGCAGAGTCACAAAAAAATAATGGGAGCAAAAGAGCTCCCATTAAATTATTTTTCAGCACAGGCATAACTGTTAATCTCTAGACCAACAGAAATTTCTGTAATTATTGGTTTTGACCACATAATTATCTCCTTAGTTTGAAGTGCTGGTTATCTTACTGATCGCAGTCCACTTAGAAAGTATTCTAATCTATTTTCTAATCTTTGCAATACCTTTTAATCCAAAGGATCCTGCAATCGAAGCTAACATGCCATAAGATATCCAATCAGGACAATCGTTCTTTAAAAATAAAAACCCTTGTTGCATATAAGGTTGAAGTGCAGGAAAAAATGAGGCAAAAAGTATAAAAATAAAGGTAAGAGTCCAAGCTTCGTCTTTCCACGAATTATCTGATGCTTTCATAGCTGATTCATCCCAATTACCATCTTTTTCAATTTTGGTTTTTGTCGCTTCTAATTTAGTTAACTCAACTTGACTTTTAAGTTGTGCTTTTTTTTGTTTGCCCTCTATCCATGTTTTTGCCAAACTTGCAACAGGACCTAAAATTGCTGTAAACATTATATCTCCTTTTGATAAATAATTTTATTATCGCCTTTTTCAACAACACTAAAATTATAAGTCTTTAGAAGCATGTCGACAATACCCATCTGTAGGTGTTGGTAATCGTCAATAATAAATACAGCTTTTGAATCTGAGCGAGGTATAAAAAAATTTAACTCATTAATAACATCTTTTGTCGTATGAGGTCCATCAAAGTGAACCACCTTATACAAACCATACAACATTAAATTATCATTTACATTGAACTGATGTCCCTCATGCATGGTTTTAAAATAATAATCATCCGTCATATGGTAAAAATCAAACTCAGGATAATTCTGATAAAGTTCGCAAACAGTTTTTTGTTTCATTTCTTCAGTGTAGTCAGCTACAACGCTAGCTTTATTATCGTAGTGTTGATAATTTAAATTATTGTAAGGATCAATAGCAATATGTTTATATAGTTGTGGCTTGTGATCACGAACTGCGTCCATGATCAATTTAGATCCCAACCCTTCCCTTAACCCAATTTCGCAAGTCAAAGTGACTTGTTCAATGTTTAAACTGCCTATGTGTTTTGTTATCAGATGGTACTCTGATGAATCACCTTTTATCACTTAATTCCTATAAATTTTTTGCCTTTAACCTGAATGTCAGATATTCCTTTTATATCACTTTTTATACCATTTTCTCTATGAGGGCAACCTGTTCCACCTTTTTTTAAACCCATAGTTTCTTTAGTTGAAATACCTGTCTCTTCTTTTTTAGGATTGTAAGCAACAAAATTCATTTTGTAAGGAGTGGTTCCTTCTTGTTGATAAAAATCACTTTGAGCCTGATTTATAATATTTTTAAAACGAGCATCTAAGTCTCCTTTGAACATTCCTGTAACAGTTTCTCTAAGAATTGACTTTTTATTTTTATTAAACTGATTGCCTAAATAATTTACAAACTTTTCACCTTGACTTTGACCTCCTTTTTGCATCCCTTGTGGCTGAGGTCCTTTTTTCGGTGGAGCTCCAAATGCTTTGCCACCAGTTTTTCTTGCAAAAGGTTTGTGTTTATAATTTTTTTCACCTCTTTTGAATATTGGACTTGTGCGTCTTTTTAAACCTTCTCTCAAAATCCTATCTTTTTCTGTTATTTTTTTTATTTTTTTGTACTGAGGAGGATCTGAAGCTAAAGTGCTGTAGTCATATTTATCACGATCAATAAGATCACCATCTCTATCATAAGTTTGATAATATTTTGTTAATTCTTTTTTTTCAGGACTAGGTTCTGGCAGTTCTATAATAAAACCTGATTTTCTTGGTCTATCACTCATTTTTGTTCTCCACTTTTATCCATTGACTCCATGTCGGTGTAAGTTGCCAATGGTAATTATATTTATAAACATCTTTTTCTTCTTTTTTACCTTTCATCTTTTGCTTCCTTATCAAATTCTTTAAGAACCTTGGCTCGTGCAACATCTAACTTCTCATCAGCAACACGGATTCTTTGTATTGAAGAGTCCTGAGCGTCTTCTCTTTTCATTTTTTCCAAGTCTATCTTTTGTTCGAATTCATTTGTTTTTCTATCTGTATCACTCATAAATTCACCAACTTTTCGTTGCATATCCATAGCTTTTAAATCAATCTCTTGTTGTTTTAATTGAATTAATGGGTCTTGTTTATCAGCATCATTAATTCTTTCAAGTTCTTGTAGCTCAGCAGTCAACGCAGCCACTCTTTCTGCAACCATAGACTCCGTATAAGTTTGATACGCTTCCATATTAACCTTAGCTAACTCCTGAAACTCAGGCATTTTCTCCATAATCTGTAATACCTGACCACGAGCCTTGAACGATAAGTGTTCAGAAATATGAGCTTGCAGTAAAGCATAAACCATAGGGTTGATTTGTACCATGCGTGTGCGAATAAAAGAAGAATGAGCCATGATATGTGCATCATGACTTTGTAAAGGAAACGCTTTTGGTACTTTCATCTGTAAAGCTCTCGCATTTTCAATCGCTGGATCTAAAGGTTGTGGTACTTCATCAGGTTTTAACAACGCATCGACCTGTTTTGTACCTAAAGCTTCATAAACTCGTCTATACGCCTCTCGAACATTGTGAATTTGAGGGTTCGACTGTGCAATCTGTAATTGTGTCTGTGCAAGGGTGACTTTTTGTGCCATAGAAAAGACATTAGGGTCAGCAACAGGTATAACATCAACCTCTTCACCAAAATCAGCGACTTTTACGAAACGATTACCTCCATAAACAGCATATGGATACAAAGGTGGTAAATATGTCGAGAAAACTTTGGCTAATAACCTAAATTCTTGTCGCATAGCATAGTAACAACGCTTGTGAATAGCACTCATGACCCTTGAGCCACGCTCCATGAGAGCAATTGTAGTGCCCACGGCTCTATTTTGTGTGTCATTGCCTATTGCCATGTCAGCAATTGACGCAAAACGCTGTCCTGCAGCTACGCAATATTGTAATAAACTAAATAATGTGGCATCAGGACCTTTAAATGGTAAAAATTGAAACTGATCTTTAATATTTCCACCAGGTGCATCAACATCTCTGAACTCACCAGGTTGAAATGGTTGATCTTCATCCCTGATTCTAATACCACGAGACTTAAAACCAGCAGGGAGATTGCTTAAAGTCCCTGCATCAAGTAATTGTCTTAACGCTGCAGTAGCCGTTTTACTTAAACCACCAATCATATGAATTAAACCAAAGCCATAAAACCCTAAACCTGGTAAAAATTTGAAATGTACAAAATATTCTTTGCGTTTATAGGTTTCATCAAAAGGCTGATAGTTTCTATATATACTTAAAATTTGTGAAGAGCCTTCATCAATTGTTACGATGTAAGGAACTTTAACATTTTTCGATGCGTCTTCGATTTCATACTCTTCTAAATCTAAATCAACATGCATTTCTAAAATATTAAATTGATAATCTTTATCTGCTGACGGACTTACACCTTCTATTTCTTGATATTTAGATTCAATTTGATCATCATCCATTTGAGACGGAGCAATTTCTACATCTCTATAAAAACCACTTCTTTGTTTTTTCAACAATTCATTCTCGCTCATTTTAAGCACATGTGTAATTCTTTCACAATCTTTTAAATCGGTTGCGTAATAAGGAACAACTAAATCTTCAGCGTGTACAAATTTACTTACAGGTCTTTGCATAATGTCATCGAAGTATATTTTTTTAAATGCTGAACCTGTTAAAGGTAAATAAAATAATAATTGATCAAAGTCAGGTGTATATTCTTCCATCTGATCCATGAGCATATAATTCATAAACTCTTTTACTCTTTGTGCTTGCTCTTCTCTTTGAAAATTTATTTCACCAACAACTTGAGTTCTTACAGGACCATCACTTGGTAATAATTCTTTATAAGCTTGTGCTTGAAATTGTGTCACGGCTTCTGATAACAACGGATGAGTTACACCACTTGCACCTTTAAAAGGTTGTCCTTCATCATTGTATTTAAATCCTAATAAATCTAATCCTGAAGTATAGCCTTTTTCCCAATCCCCTCTTGACTCTTTATCTTTTTTGTAATCAGTGACTAATTCATTTGCAATACGAGACAAAACTCGTTCATCAAGATCAATGGCTACATTTTTGTAAAATGTTTCCAATAATTGTTGTTGAGCGTCAACGACTTCTTCAGGACTCACCTCTTCCTCAGTATCAACAACTTCGACTTCGAGATCTTGTTTTTTTTCTTCGTTAGCCTCTTCCTGATTCTCTTCAGATTGAGTGTTTTTTTCTACAGCCATTAATAAATCCTTGTTTTTTTATTTTTTCCTAGTTTACATTT